CTGTCTTTTTAGAAGCATCGAAAACGGTCTTTGCAATGTTTTTTCAATGTATCGTAAATTGGAAGCTTCTTTCTCTATGGATTTTATTATCAATACATATGATCTGTATAGGATTGTTACAAAAGGTAACGATCAGTTGTTTTTTACAACGCATAATACTGATATACTGGATTTGCCTTTACCAAAGCTTTCGTTTGTATTTTTGAGAAAAGATTCAAATGATGAGTCTCAACCAATTAAATGTATTAGTGCTGCTCAATATTTAAAGCGAAACACAGATTCTTTAAGGAATGCAGTGGATAATGATTTGTTTTCGTCAGCGCCAAGTGTAGACTATGTTTATAAAATAGCTGATTTAAAATAAGAGTTTTTATGCAAAAGAGGATAGTAAATGAGTGAAAAGAGAAAAAATAAATATTATCATTATTTGGTCGAAGGAGAAGATTGTAAAGTACTGTAAAGGAAGTTTTGTGTATTACACAAGTGAAAAATTTAGAGGATGAATTAATACGAAGCTGTGATATAAGGCAAATTAAGGAGTTGACTGGAAGCAAATCAAATAAAGACTTTAAGCGTGATGTAATAAAAGATAATAGTTTTCATAAGAAATTACTAAAACATAATTCTAATTTTCAAAAATTTTGGATATCTTCAGATGCGACCTATAAATGTATAAATAATGATGCAGAGAGAATTAAGCTCAGGAACTAAATAAAAATCAGCACTTCCTCCTTTGGAAAATGTTCGTAAACAAAGTGTATGACACGGCAACAGTGGTAAAAGGGAAGACCTTATACAGGAAAGATGCCCGGACTGTCCAACTGCGATGGAATCATAAAACCCGGATGGTCAGAACAGTTTATACCGGAACACAAAGACCCCAAAAAACATACTGCTTTTTTACCAATCAAAATCGTCGGTTATAAGAATGGGAAGCCAGTAATGGCATCTTACTATTGTATGAAATTAAACGGGGCACATTAAAAAGAATAATTGAGATAATAAAAAACTCATATCACATGGCTGTTGGACATATGATATGAGTTTTTTATTGTAAGACTTTTGCCAAGTCAAATATGTTCTGTTATATATTGTTAAGCAGCTGCTGTTCAATCTGCAGAAGCATTCTGTCATTTCTGGATGTGTATAGCGGGGTGTGCTGCCTTCTGATATGCTCCATCCTGCAGTGGAGGCATAAATCTTCCGATGAATTATAAATTGTCTTTCCGCATATCATGCAGGGCTTTATACTGTAAATAAATTCTTCCATATCATCATGATAAAAATGACGGTACATGGCCTCGTCAACATCACTTACTTCTCTTGCTGCGGATTCTTTCCAAAGTCTGTAATTCTGAAATGCGTAGGACCCGGCCTCTCTGCTGATCTGGAAAACCGAGGAGACATCATCCTCATTCCGGCACTGTGCAAAATGAATGACCATTCTGGGGGCCAGAATATTGCTTGCAAAAAAATTGGCCTGCTGTTCGTTACAGGCACATTCTCTGGAATGTCCCAGCATAATATGTCCCAGTTCGTGCATGATGGAGAACCGAATCCTGAAAGGGGATTTGCTCTCATCATAGGCTATGATCCGATTGGCTCCGTAACGGAAAGCGTCTTCCGAATAATTTCTGCAGTATTGATAGAGCCGTTCATTGATATCCCGCATATTCTGATAGGTGAAAATACGGTATCCATAGTGCCTTAAAATGCTGTAACAATCAATCGGAAATGACTGGACTTCACAGTCTCTGTAAACATCGAGTATCTTAACAAGTATATCGTGATAATTCAAATCCACCAGTCCTTTATAATTCAGATAACATCTTTATAAGTTCTAATTTTTCCTCAATAGACATTTCTTTTCCGTTTCTTGCGATCAGTGTTTTCAAATCTTCATATGATGGTTCTTTTTTGCTGTCAGAGGTCAGGAATTCATCGTCGCAGAAATACTCAGTGGTGACACCGAGTTCCTTCGAAATCTTTAATAAAACTTCTATGTCTGCCTTTCTGCTGTCTCTCTTGATCATCGAATAAATAGTCGTAGGTGCCACATTGATTTTCTTGGCCAGTTCATTGGCATTCATGTGATGTTCCTGCAGTAACAGCTCCAACTTTGCTCCAATTCCCATAAAATATACCGCCTTTCTAATAGAAAGAATAGCATAACAAAAACCAGAAGTAAACAAAAAAATATGCAAATGCGTATAATTATCTTGACATATAACTCATATGCGTATATTATATCAATATAAGATACGCAAACGAGTAATATCAGGAGGTGAGCTGTTGCCATATTTAAATTTAAAAACTGAATTAAAAAAAACAAATATTACAAATGAAGAAGTTGCACATGTATTGAGGCTGCGGACAGAAGACGTGCTGGACAAACTGGAAGGCTCAGGGAGCTTCACCATCGGAGAAGCAATGCTTCTGAAAAAAAGGTATTTCCCCCGGATGCCGCTGGAATATCTGTTTGTACATACAGCGTCTAAGCCGTAACAATTTTACTTTTTATATTAATGAGTATAGAACATTTGTTTGGAAAAGGCAATGGGCATAATAGACAAAATTTAGAGAGGAGTACTATGTTTGACTTTCAGACTGAAAAGGGAAAAACTGACGCAGTTATCAGCATTTTGCTGCATCACTATACAAAGGAGCAGTTATCAGAATTTTATGGAATTTCCATAAGAATAATCAATGAGTGGATCGGGGCATACCGGAGCAGAGCGGCGACTGAGATCAGAGACAGGCAGATCCGCTTTAACGGAAGAGCCGTAAATAAGATGAGGCCTCTTGTGACCGTTTACAGGCCGACGTCCGGAGCAATGTATATGGGATGGAAACACATCAGATAAAGAAAAGAGGGATTGATTTGACAGAAAAGGAATTGGGTCAGATGCACTATCTGAACAGGGAAATTGAGAAACTGAATGAAGAACTCAGCTGGATGGAATGTAAGAGTATGATAAAGTCACCGCTGCTGACGGGGATGCCGTTTGGGACCGGTGTCAGTGACAAGACAGCAGACTATGCGGTACGAATGGAGGAGATCCGGGAGCTGATCGACCTGTCCATTAAAAAACTTCTGCACACAAGGGCAGAGATCGAACGGTTCCTGCAGGAGATTGAAGACCCGGAACTCAGGCTTATTATACGGCTTCGTTCCATCAATAATCTTGGATGGCAGGAGATTGGGGAAGAACTTGGAATGGACAGGAGGACTGCGTCAAGGAAGTATCAGAGATTTTGTGAGGAGAAGTTTATTCACAATGTACAAGAATAATGGAGGAACGTATGGACATATGGAAGAACACAGTTATAACGGATAGAGGAATAGAACTTCAGACAAAGTTATTGGATGGACAGGGACTGAAGATTACAAAGGTGAAGGCAGGAGCCGGGCAAGCACCGCTTTATGATCTGAGGAGCCAGACAGAGGTTCTGGATGTCAGGCAGGAAATAAATCTTCGTCCCGCTGTCATAAAAAATGATCAGATTACAATTCCTGTTCTTTTAGAGAATACGAAGCTGCAGGAGAGTTATGATCTGTGGCAGATAGGGTTTTATGCAGAAGATCAAGATGGAAATGAAGTTTTATATTGTTTATCTCAGGCAGAAAGAGGAAGGTTTATACCTGCCGTAAACGAAAGCCCTGGTTTTTCGATTACATGGGAGTTTTGTTTTAAGAATTCGGATACTGCTCCGTTTGATATTGATATCGATCCAAGCGGATTCGTATCCCTTGAAGAATATAATGTACATTCTGCAGCCATAGATAATTTAGAGGCGGATATACAGCAGATCCTTTCTTATTTGTATCCGGTTGGAATGGTAATTGCTTTTGCAGAAGAATTTAATCCGAATGAATCTTTGCCAGGAACTTGGAAGAGATTTGCAGAAGGAAAAACCTTAATGGGAGTGAATGAAAATGACAGCGATTTTATTCATGTAGAAAAGCCAGGAGGTTCAAAAACACATTTACATTCGACTGGAGATTGTAAAATAAATACCAGACAGCTTCCTACTCATGATCACGGTCAAAGAAATATGTCAGGTACTTTTCGGGCGTATTGTTATAAAGATTGGAAATACTCCGGAATTATTTCAGGGGCATCAAAGGCTTTGACAAATGATATGACCACAGGCAATAAGGATGTGGGAGGGATAACTTTTACAGTAAATGCTTCCCATAAACATGACTCCGTCGGAGAAAATCAACCTCATAATCATGGAAACACAGGAAGCGGATTAAATTTACCGCCATATGTAACGGTATATTACTGGAAAAGGGAAAGCTAGATTTGCCCACAATGTCCCCTATAAGGATGATATAGTTATCATAGAGAATAAAGGATAAGAGACGTCAAGTAAGGTAAAAGGGTCTCATTATCCTTTATTCTTTTTTTAGCTACAGCTATTTGAAAGGAGATGGAGATATATGGACACATAGAGCAAGATAAGATAACAGATGTTAGGAAAGGAGCAAGCAGTGCTGGAACAAATTTTAGCAATATGCGGTGGCATCAGCATCATTGGAGGAGCGGGTGCGGTTATTTATAAAATTGTATATCCTGCTATGCATTTCAGCCACCGCGTAGACCAGTTAGAAGAACATTCGGAGAAAGATTATCAACGATTAAAGGGATTGGAAGAAATGCAGAAACAGCAATCCAAATGTTTAGCTGCAATGCTAAACCATCAGATTACAGGAAATGGGATAGAAAACATGAAAAAAATAAGGGATGAACTTCTGGAAAGTATCATCGAAAAATAGGGAGGAGATTACAAATGGATTTAAATTTTATCAGTGAGTATTATATGCCGATGGTACTGACAGCGTCTTTCATTATTGGTTATGTAATTAAAAAATCTTTAGATTTTATTCCTAATAAATATATACCATTGATTCTGGCTGTCTGCGGTGCATTTATGGGATGTATCTTAAATAAGCAGATAAATCTGGAGTCTATTATATCTGGAGCTTTTTCCGGGCTTGCCAGTACGGGACTGCATCAGACATTTACAAGGCTAGTGGAGGGGGAGAAATATGGCGAGCTATAACATAAGTGCGGGGCACAATCCATCTAACAAAGTTGCCTGTGGTGCAGTGGGATATCTGGATGAATCGAAAGAGGCCAGACAAATTGTAAAAGAGATCATACGGCTTTTACGATCTGATGGACATAAAGTTTATGAATGTACCTGCAACAATGGAAAAAGTCAGGGTGACGTTTTAAAAAAAATTGTTTCTAAATGCAATAAAAGAGAGGTTACGTTAGATATCTCGATTCACTTAAATTCAGGGAGAAACGATCTTGTTGGTGATGGAAAAGTAGCCGGAACAGAAATCTGGTGTACTGCCTCGTCAGGAATAAAAAAGCGTGCCGCAGAAAAAATATTAGATAATATGAACAAGATTGGATTTAAAAATAGAGGGATTAAGACAACCAGCGGTCTATATTATCTAAATCATACAAAAAATAAAGCAATTTTAGTAGAAGTCTGTTTTGTGGATGATAAAGATGACTATGAACTGTATAAAAAAGTTGGTTATAAAGCGGTGGCAAGAGCAATAGCAGAGGGAATTATTGGAGAAGAATTAAAGGGAAAGAAAGAAGAAAAATATACTACAGTAAAAAGCAGTTCATCTAAAAAGGCAATACGCTGGCTTCAGGCTAACTTAAATAAGTGTTATAAGGGAAGTCTTATGAAACTTTCAGAGGACGGAATTTGGGGTCCTAAAACTCAGGAAATGCTTGAAAAATATTGGGAGCAGCTAAATTGGAGAAAAGGAACTTATGCGGGAAGAAAAACGTGTAAAGCCCTGTATAAAAATAGGAGATAAATAGTTTGCCCACAATGTCCGCAGCATTAGTGCTATGATAATAATACACTAAGAAGGGAACGTAAGTTTGGTAGGTGTAAATATAAAAAAGGAGGTGAATCTATGAATGAACTTGTTTACCAGAGGTTAACTGAAAACGCATGGATGATAGAGAATCTTGCAAAATACAATGGAAAACCCGCAGTTTTCTTAAGAAATGCACCCAAAGATTCAGACGAATTATGGGAGGGGGATATCTACCCAAGAATTGTTTATGATTTGCTTATTCAGTCAGATCCGAAAGGTGACATTACAGGAAGGCTGGCCATAAGGATGTTCTGTAAGCCGGATCAAACAGCCGTCTGGGAAAATTTCGAGAGAAAATTAATTTCTTTATTTCATCACTGTTTTTTCTCTTTTGACAATATGACAATAGGAATGAAATGGTTGCGGTCCAAAACAATTAAGCCGGAAATTGGAGAGGATTCTAAAGGATATTTGGTTTGTTTTCAGCCGGGAGCTTTTTTTAAACAGGACGCGGGCAATTCAGATATTGTTGCTGTTTTTCAGAAGTGGCTGAAAGAGTTGAATGATCAGATTAGAATACCTGGAATGGAGAATACAGGTCCCACATGGAAAGCTACAGACGAGAATCCAGCTGTTTATTGCCGTCTGGGGAATATTCTTCCCGGAACGTATAATGATACATGGGAGGTATCTTGGCTGACGGCAACCGTGAAGATTCATGTAATAGCTCGAAGGAGAAAAAGCATAGAACTGATCAGATCTATATGTGAGCAGTTGAACCTTAAAGACAAGTTGAAAATGAGTGATGGGGGTATGTTTTTTATAGATTCGGTAACGTTTAAAGATAATGCGGATAGCTTTAAAGATGGACAAATTTTAGTCAAAGGACAGTACGGTGTTCAAAAGAAGGAAGAAGAGATATCCAAAATAAAAGATGTAAATTTTAAGGAGGATCAAAATGCAAAAAACGATTTATAGCTTAGAAGAATATGCGTCAAATCCGGAAAGTCTGGATGCATCAGCAGACATGGTTCGTGCAGCTTTCACTTTTGCAGGAAAAACAGAGGCGGAGATTAAAGAAGCTAAAAAATTAGTAAGAGATTTTAAAAATAAGGAGGTACAATAACATGATGACAGGAACTTATGATCCAGGAGAAACAAAAATCAGACCAGGGGTTTATCGAAGATACACAACCCCGGAAAAGAAAACCGTGGCGGAAGCAATCAATGGAGTATTCGCGATTCCTATCCAGGCAGACTTTGGTCCGGTGGGAACCGTACAGGTACATACGAAGGCAGAAACTGTGGAAGATATGTATGGTTCAGGCGGAACAGTAAAAGGTGTTCTTAATTTATTTGATAATGGGGCATCTAAGGTCTATGTATATAGACTTGGTTCAGAGGGAACAAAAGGAATTTTGGAATTAATGGATGATCAGGGAGAAAAAGCGGTAACACTTGAAACAAAATATCCGACAAAACTCGTGTTCTCATTAACTCTGAAGCAGCCTCTTTCCAGTTCTTCTAAAAAGGAAGTGACGATATACCAGGGAAGTTCCTTAAAAGAGAAGTTTACCTACGAGACTGGAAGTGAAGAAAATGAAGTAGATGCATTTATCAGAGAGATTAACCAGAAATCTTTTGTATTTACAGCAGTTAAGGCAGATGGAGAGAAGAACAGCCTGGCTCAAGTATCACAGAAAGAAAGTACTGCGGGTACAAATCCAACGGTTGTTACAGGAAATTATGAAGAAGCATTTGAAGCATTTGAGGCATATACATGGAATGCATTAGTTGCGGATACAACTGACACAGCAGTACATGCACTGCTGAAAGCCTATATGCAGAGAATGAAGAGTAACGGGTGCGCAGGGATTTGTGTAGTAGGAGAGAGTGCGGAAGTTGACTTTGCTGAGAGAATGTCTCATGCGAAAGAATTTAATTCAGAAGCTTTTGTTTATGTTGGTTCCGGATTTGTAAATAAAAATGGAGAAAAAATTGACGGATATGAAGCAATTACTGTGATTGCAGGAATCATCGGAAGCTGTCCGGCGAATCAGTCCATTGTACATTCAGTTATAGCAGATGCCGTGGAACCCCTGGAGATTCTCTCAAAAGAAAAATATATTCAGGCAATTGAAAACGGAATGCTGATGCTCTCTCAGGGACCGGAAGGAGAAGTCTGGTTTGACAGCGGAATCAATACTTTGAATGTGTTAGAAGAAAATCAGGATGCAGGGTGGAAAAAAATCAGAAGGACAAAGACAAGATTTGAATTGTTCGATCGTCTTCACAGGACTATTTCACCGGTTATTGGGAAAATCAATTGTGACAGTGACGGAATTGCAAATGTGATCAAACTGGCAAAGGATGTGCTGGATGCGATGACAAGAGAGGGAAAACTTATGGACGGAGCAGATATCTATGAGGACCCTCAGGAGCCGCACGGACCGGAAGATGTACATTTTATTGTTGCTGCCACTGATCTGGACAGCCTGGAAAAAGTATATTTAAATTACCAGTTTAATTTTTCAGCAGAAGCGTAAGGAGGAAAAGAAATGTCAAATACAAATTATAGAAACATTATGACAGGGAAAGACGGAAGATTGTTTGTCAACTTTGAAGGAGTGTCAACACTGCTTGCGGAAGTAAAAGAGTTTGAGATCAAAGCGAGCTTTGGGAATGTAGAGTATAAACCACTCGGAACTGCTCAGCAGTATGCTATCCCGGATAAAGTAAAGTTTACACTCTCATTTTCAGAGGCTGTTGTGCGGGATGATCTGGTTATGGAACCTTTGCTTAAGAGTGTCAAAAAGGGTGTGATTCCATCCTATGATTTTCAGAGTGTCGCACTGCGTTCAGCAGATGGGAAAGAACAGCGTCTTTTATTAAATGGATGTGTACCGGATGGAGATTTTGACCTGATGACTCTGAAATCAGGAGAAATCATTACAAGACACCAGAGTTTTGTAATTAACCAGACACCGGAATTCTTGAAATCATTGCCGGAAGGGGCAAGCTTGAACTAAGAAAAAGAGAGGAGAAAAGATATGTCAGATAAAATGAATGGAATGCAGGTAACCGCAGAGAACGAAGTTGATTTAATCCAGGGACTGCTTCATGCAGCAGATTATAAAAACGATGAGGAAATGCAGAAGACTGTTGAGATTAAACGGAATGGCAAAGTTTATTTTTACTTTAAAATCCGTCCACTAGGAGAAGAAGAACTTTTAGACGCAAGGAAAAAAGCAGCCGTTATGATGCCAAACCCAGCAAATCCAAAACTTCCTCCTGTAGAAAAGGAGATCCGGCTCGATGAATTTTCTGCATGGAAAATCTATTTTGCAACGGTAGATCCTGAGAAAGTATGGGATGCACCGGAAGTGATCCAGGGGCTTAAGGCTAAGGGATTCCCAGTACTCAGAGGCATCGATGTCATTAATACTGTGCTGAGAGCAGGAGAAAAGGACAAGATTGATGCAGATATTGATAAACTCAGCGGATTTTATGATACAGAAATGACCGAAGAGGAATACGCAAAAAACTGATCAAAGCCAGTCCATTAGCTGAAAAACTTCATTATATCTGGCAGAATCAGGGGAAAATGCCTTCAGAGATCCTTCAGCTCCCGAAGGGGGAGAAGGCATTTATCCTGGCCTCCACCCAGATTGTACTGGAAGAGCTTATGGAGTGGCAAAAAGAAGAAAAATAGGATATAATTATTCCAAAGAACAAGTTGTTCGGAGGACATGATATGCAGAAGTTTGGAAATGATGGGACCGAGTTTTGGTGGAATGATGAGGTTCAAAATCTTGGATTAAAAATTGGTGTTTTTTTTTGTATCATTTTTTTTATTATCCCATTAAAAATGGAAAAACCAGGCTCGCTTTTATTCATATTATCAGGTTGTATTTTAGTTTTTTTGGTTGTTGCTTTAATACACATTAGTATGTTAGAAAGAAAAAAAGTTCCTGCCCTTTATATGAATGAGGAAGGAATCGTCGTATGGGGAGATTTTTGTTCATGGAATCATGTTAAGTCTGTTGAGATAAAATCTTTGTATCGAGGAGCAGCGGGTCCGCGTGATTGGATTTATATTTATTTTCAGCTTCCAGAAGACGAAAAAGAACGGTGTTTTGCCATAACTCCTGAAAAAGAAGAAATCATGGAAATAAAAATATATATAGAAGCATTTTGGGAATATTACAAAACAAATTAAATATTAAATAAAAAATGAAGCAATCCTGCTTCTTTTTTATTTGAAAGGGGGATATATATGAGTGATAAATCTTATGAAGATTATTTGGAGGAACAGGTCAAAAAAACGGCTAAAAAATTATCGAAAAATCAGCGGGAATATTATCAAGTGTATCAAAGGCTGGAAAAAAAGAAAGAAATGATTTTGAACATGCAGACAACTGAATCGGCGGTGAAGCCTTCTTCTGATGATATCATAGGGGTTGGAACTAATGTAACTGCCACTATCCTGGATAATAAATATCAAGCCATTATTCAGAGGGAATTGCCTGAAATAACTCCTGCCAGAACTTTCATGCCGGCTACCATACTTGTTTCTGGATATAACGTTGCAAAAGAAGCAAATAAAAAGGATGGAGACCCTTTTAAACAGACAACAATCGAAGCAGCATCTGTGGGAACAACATCAGCAGTAACTGGGATAATAGAGGCTGCTGCGGGAGCTAAATATGGAGCATGGGCCGGACCAGTGGGAATTCTGGCTGGTGCAATTGGAGGATATGTAGTATCAAAATATGGAGATACCTGGTATGAAGGTGCCAGAAAATATGGAGAGGAAGTTCATAAAAAGAAATTCCATCCTTTTATTGATCAGATTAAGGATAAAGAAGGCGACATACATTATACAACTGCAAATAAGGAGAAAGCCATAAAATATTTTGGTACAAATAAAAAGGCTGTCAAATATGGTGCTGCAATGTCAGTAAAAGACAGACAAAATGAATTGAGGGAATTTCAGAAAAAGAGAGCTGCAAATAACAGCGTTTCCAAAAGGTCAGCACCCAAAAAGAAAGATAGTTTCTTCAGCAGATTAAAGAAGCAGCTATGGAGTCTCTTTAAACATAATGCC